GAATATATAATGTCATTAAAATGGCCTAACAAAGACCCTGATGAAATACTAGACTACAGCATAGACTGGTCACGTTTTATTGGTTCTGCAACTTTAAACACTGCAGCTTGGAGTGTAGACAATGCAGATGGAGTTAAGACTACACTTGTTGCAAGTGGTCCTATAGTACATGGTATACAACTCGTATCTTCAACACTTACAAATACAGTAGCTACTGCACGAATAAGTTTAGGCACAGATAATATAAAGTATAAATTTCATTGTACTGTAACTACATCTGATGGCTTGACATTTGAACGTACAGTATCTTTACGTGTGAGGGAAAAATAATGGCATATAATTTTTTAGGTCTTGTCAACGAAATAAATCGTAGGCTCAATGAAGTAGAGCTTACAAGTTCTAACTTTTCTACAGCTACAGGTTATTATAATTCAGCTAAAGATTCAGTAAATGCTGCTATTCGTCATATTAACCATGAAGAGTTTGGTTGGCCTTGGAATCACGTAGAAGAAGAAGATATATTAACTGCAGGTGTTACACGGTACGGCTATCCTTATGATGCTAAAACAATTGACATGAATAGCTTTCGTATTAAACGTAATAGTAACTTAAATATCACAACTACTAAACTACAAAGCATGACCTATCAAGAATATCTTGACAAGTATTCTGACTATGAGTATAATACCGATACAGGTATACGAAGTAAACCAAGATATGTAACTAGAACACCTAGTCAAGAATTTATAATATTTCCTACACCTGATAAAGCATATGAATTAGTATATGAATATTATCGTAATCCTGTAGAATTAGAATTACAAGATGATGTACCTACAGTACCTCAAGAGTTTAAACATGTAATAACTGATGGTGCTATGTACTATGCTTATCAATTTAGAGGTGATAATCCATCTGCACAATTGTCACAACAAAAATTTGAGCAGGGTATTAAGTACATGCGTAGTTTACATATTAATACTTATGACTATGTACGTTCTACTGTAAAGTATAGCAATCCAAGCACTTTTGGTTTATTGAAAGTATAAAGACGTAATGGCTACAGAATGGCAAACATTTCCTATACAGTTTGGTGGAGGGTTAATTTCTAATCTTAGTCCTTTACAACATGGTATGTCTAACATAGGTTCTGGGGCTATACTACAAAACTTTGAACCTACATTAGACGGTGGTTATAAAAAAGTTCTTGGTTATAGCAAATTAATAAACACTGCAGTAACAGGATCAGGTATTGTGCAAGGTGTATGTGTAGTTCCTGACTCAGGCTCACAAAAAGTAATTGCAGTACGTAATGGTGTTTACTACTTAGCAAATGCAAACGATGGATCACCTAGTTGGTCTTCTCTAGCAACTGCTGCAGACACTAATATTTTAAAAGTACGTAAAGAAAACTATAACTTTACAGGCACAGAAAAAATTGTATTTGTTGATGGTGTAAACTATCCTGCTTATTTTAATGTTACTAGTGGTGCATTAACGTATCTTACAAATTCAGGAACAGGTAATACTGCAGTAGAAGATGCCTCTTATGTAACACTATTTAAAAGTACTTTATTTTTTACAGTTGGCACAGACCTTGTGTTTACTTCTCCAGAAACAGATACTGACTTTAATCCTGCAAATGGTGCAGGAAGTATAAATGTATCTTCAACTATTACAGGTACAGCAGTATATCGTGATAACCTTATTATATTCTGTGTAGATAAGATACTACGTTTGACAGGTTCTAGCTCTGCAGATTTTACAGTATCAACAGTTACAGATAGCATTGGTTGTTTAGAACCAGATACTATTCAAGAAGTTGGTGGTGATGTTTTGTTTCTTGCACCAGATGGCATTAGATCACTTAGCTCAACAGAACGTATTGGTGACTTTGGATTGGATGTTGCATCTAAAAATGTAAGACCTACCCTAAGTAGACAAATTTCTACAGGAACACATTTTAATAGTTATATACTTCGTGAAAAAGCTCAGTATCGAATATTTAGTTATACAAGCACAGAACGTGCAAGTGTTGCTAAAGGAATGTTAGCTACTAAATTTATTGATCAAGGTGGGCAAGGTTTTCAGTGGGCAGAGTTAAAAGGTTTTAAGGTATATGTTTCTGACTCTAATTTAATAGACGATGTTGAAAAAATATATTTTGCAAATGAAGATGGATTTATATATAAAAAAGAAGTAGGTTCTAATAGGGATGGTAGTGCAATTGATGCAATATATGAATCAGCTTATATGCCTATTACCGACCCACAAGTACGTAAAACATTTTATAAATTAGATTTGTATATTAAACCTCAAGGATCGTTTACTTGTAAAGCTAGTACTAGACTAAATAGAAACGATGCAAATAAAATACAGCCTCCTGTATTTGATATAACTGGAACAGGTGGTGGTGCAACATATGGTTCTACACAATCAATTTTTGGTACGTCTTTATTTAGTACAGTTGAGGACGAAACATACAAAAATAATTTAATGGGTTCAGGTACAACAGTTGCTTTACGTATTGAAGATAATAGTACTAACGCCAGTTTTACTCTAGATACTGCAATCTTAGAGTATACTATAGAAAATAAAAAGTAAGGAAATAACATGGGTACAGGTTACACACGTGCTGATACATCAGACAACATTGCTAACGGTAACGTTATTGATGCTGATGATCTAGACACAGAGTTTAATGCGGTAGAAAGTGCTTTTAGTAGTTCTAGTGGACACACTCACGATGGTACTGCTGCTGAAGGTGCTCCTATTACAGTTCTTGGTCCTGCTCAAGATGTTGTTGCAACAACTTCAGTTCTTCGTCCTAAAACTACAAACACAGTAGACTTAGGTACATCTAGCCTTAAATATAAAGATGCATACTTAGCAGGTGATCTTAACATTGGTGGTGCTGTAACTTCTAGTGGTGCAGTAAATTTAGGTTCTACATCAATTACTGGAACATTAGCAGTATCTACAAACACTACTCTTACAGGTACTCTTGCAGTTAATGGTAACACAACTCTAGGTGATGCAGCTTCAGATACGGTGACAGTTAATGCAGACATTGCTTCAAATCTTATTCCTTCTGCTGATAACACTTATGATCTGGGTGCTAGTGGCTCTGAGTGGAAAGACCTCTATATTGATGGCACTGCTAATATTGATACTGGCTCTATTGATACTGCAAATGTGGGAACTCTAGCAGTATCTGGAGATGCTACTGTTTCAGGTACAATTACAGGCGATTTAACAGGTGCAGTTACAGGTAATGCAGATACAGCAACTACACTTGCTACACCACGTACTATTGCTATATCGGGAATTACTTCAGCCTCTGCTAACTTTGATGGTTCTGGAAATATTGATCTTGCTACAACAACTCTTACATTAGGCGGTACGGCAGTTACATCTACAGGAGCAGAGTTAAATATACTTGATGGTGTTACAGCTTCAACTGCAGAGTTAAACTTGCTAGATGGTGTAACTGCAAGCACTACAGAAATTAATTTTATAGATGGTGTAACATCTGCAATACAGACACAACTAGATGCAAAAGTTGGTGAAACACACACAGGTGATGTTGACATTACTGGTGAACTTGTGGTACAATCTTACAACGAAACATATCAAAGTATTTCATCATCAAGTAATACAACAACTGTAAATTGTGAAACTGGTAATGTATTTGAAGCAACATTAAGTGAAAATACAACGTTTGTTTTTAGTAATCCACCTGCCAGTGGTACAGCTTATGGTTTTTCTTTAGTAGTTAAACAAGATACAGGTAATAGTGGCTATACAGTTACATGGCCTACTAGTGTAATATGGAAAAAAAGTGTTACACCTCCTTTAACATCTGCAGCTTCAGGTATAGATCAGTTTGGATTTTACACGTATACTGGTGGAACTACGTGGTATGGATTTTTAGCAGCAAACAATATGGGGTAGATAAATGACAAGTTGGAAAAGAGTTTTATTAGGTGGTGCTGCAGGTGGTGGTGATGGTCTTTGGTCCTATTTTAAAATCACAGGCGCAGGTGGAAATAACCGTGGTTGTGGTTTCGATACAGATGGAAATGTATATTATGGAATGTATAATGTAAATGATAGCTACAATAGAATTTTAGTTAAATTTGACTCTGATTTACTTTTAACAAAAGAAGTTGAAATAGACTCTAATTCAGGAGGAAACAGTAATTATTTTCCAACAGGTGCTGTTGCATTTCACGAAGGCCATGTATACACAGGTGCTACAGTTTCTACTATAGCAAATAATTATAATCACTGTGCTATGGTAAAAACAAATCCCGATTATGCTTCAGGTGATGGTAGTAGAACTTTTCAGGGTGGTACTACAACTGCTACAGCTTTTCAAAATATGCATATAGATGAACATATTGATGCGGTAGTAGGAAGTTATAGAAGTAGAAGTTCAGCAAACGCAAGAAATTCTGAATATGGATATGCGTGGGATGCCGATACTAGTAGTAACCTTGACGAATATTCTGTTACAAGTAATTACGTAAATACCCACACAAGAGGGTGGCAGTGGCAACATAGCAGTGGTGTAAATACCTATTTAGCAGGTGTGGCACTTAGCCCTAATTTAGGGGGTGTATATCAAACTAAAGCCAATGCTTACGGTACGTATACTGATATAGGCTCAATATCTAACTTTAATGGTAGTCAGGCAATGGTTGCAACTTATTGGCCTTATGCAGCCTCAGGTGCATCATGGAGTAGTAGCTATGCGGTAGCAAATACAATAGAACAAACAGGTCACACTAATATGGTGAGAGATAGTAATAATAATATTTACTTTGGTCATCAAATGAAAATAAGTAATGGATCAAACGGAGTATTGGAGGTGGAGATGGCTATCTTTAAAATTTCGTATAGTACAGGAAATGTTACAGCAGTAAAATCATATAAATTTGACACTTTACATGTTCCTAATTTAAATACAATGAGTTTAATATGTGGTACAGATGATAGACTATTTGTTGGGGGATCTGGTTATTATTTTACAAGTTCAAGTGATAGCACTCTAAGATACAAAGAACTTTTTGTAATGGAATTAGATACTAGTTTAGCAGTTCAACGTACTATTAGTATAAAAGCAGACCTTACAGCTACTGCAGGATCAGTTACTAATGATCTTTATGGTTATTCCGTAGATAGAACGAATGGCAATATTTACATGGTAGGGGCTTGGGCTGATAATGGTATAACTAGTTCCGATAGATATAGCCATTTTATAGCTAGGATACCTCTTGATGGTTCTTCAAATGGAAGTTATACAATTCAGAATATGCCATTTTCAATAGAAAGTCCTTCAGTTACTACAAAAAGTCGAACAGCAGCTACTGGAAGTGTAGGAAGTTACTGGAGTGTAAGTAACAATTATATTAGTAATTATGGTGGTCAAGATACCCCTAGTTATACAGATAAATCTAACACTAATTCTGTGGCTAATATATTTAGTGTAACACCAATTTAATGGAGATTAAAAAATGTACGTAAAAATTAAGAATGGAAGTGTGGATGTTTTTCCTTATACTTTTAACATGTTAAAAAAGGAAAATCCCGAAACGTCTTTTCCTCAAGAAATACCAGAAAGTGTATTAGCATCATATAATATTTATCCTGTGGTAAGTCAAGATGCGCCTTCTGATTTTAACCCAAGAACACAGAATATAAATTTATCAAGTGTGCCTACTTTAATAGATAATGTATGGACTAGAGTATGGACAGTTACAAATAAAACTCAGGAAGAAATAAATGAAATAAACGATAGACAAGCACAAATGCAAAGAGATCATCGTAGTTTTCTTTTTGCTGAAACAGATTATTGGGCTTTATCTGATACACCTGACATGACTGCTGATCAAATAGCTTATCGTGAAGCATTACGTAATATTTCTACGCACTCTAACTGGCCTTGGTTAGAAGAATCAGATTGGCCTACTAAACCATAAGATGTAAACTATGGCAGATATTAAACTAACATCAGAAGAAATAGAGGTAATGCTAGACAATGCAGCTAGGCGTGGTGCTAAAGAGGCACTACGTTCTATTGGGCTACTTGATAATGATGCACAAAAAGATATATTAGAAATGCGTAACTTGATAGAAGCATGGAGAGATACACGTAGAAGTATATGGAGCACTGTAGTAAAGTTAGCTACAGTTGGAACACTAACATTCATAGCAGGTGCTGTTTGGATGACATTTGGTAAGTAAGGCATAAACAATGAATAATCAATTTAAAAATCCTACATTCGGTGGTTTTAAACCAAATGCAATGCAACGTATTGCAGGAACATTAGGTTATACAGGAGAGATGTCTGGGTTTAATTCTTACCTAGAGCAAAACCCTGACAAGAAAAATCAAATGGATGAGTTTAAAAAAGCAGCTATGATGATGGCTAAAGGTGGTGCAGTACAAAAGTTTCAAACAGGTGGGGCAACAGGTGCAGGTTTAGATTCATTCTTACTTGAGCAAGGATACAAACCGCCAGAAAATACAGGACCACCACAGTTAGAATTTGGTGTAGTACAACCAAACAATACTTTACAACAAGCACCGTTAATGCAACAACAAAGTGAACAAACAGCTAATCAAGCTGCACAAATGCAACAACAGAGTGCACAGGCTGCACAACAAGCACAACAGTATCAACAAACGTCTGATCAAGCTGAACAAGCTGAACAAAGAATAAGGGAACAACTTGCTAACCTAAACTATTCAGAACTGGACTATGGTGGACAAGCAACTCAGGTATATGAGGAACAGCCTAATCTTGATATTAAAAAATTGGATAACCTAAGAACACAACCTATGGTACAGGCGATGCCACAACAGGGTCAGACTGTACAGCAAAATGCAGCAGGTAGTTTTGATATAGTTGATGCTTCAGGTAAAGTTATTAAAACTAATATTGATACTGCTGAACAGGCACAACAAATGACTGGGCAACAGCAACCTATTACAACTTTGCCTGACCCAGACCCAAATAGATATGATCCAAGATTAGGTATGCCTGATGAAGAAGCATATCTTAAACAACAAAGTGCTAGTATTGATAAACTTTTTCAAGATGCTAATTTTAACGAAGGTACTAGTGGCGTTAATCAAAACTTAGAGTCAGATAAGTCGTGGTCTAAATCTACGTTAGAACAATACGCAACTAATGATACTATTGCAAATAATCCTGATAACTATGAATTAGTTAAACAAGGAAATTATTGGGCTATACAATATCCTGATGGTACTGTTATACCTACTGGACATAAAAACCAAAACTTTGCTCAAGGACGTGCTAATGCTCTGTCGGCTTCATTTAAAGCTAATGCTGATAATGCTGCTCAGTATAAAACACAACAAGATGCATATCGTAACTATATAACTAGTGGCGTAACTGGTGGTGTAACTGGTGATATTGAAAACATTGAACAAGAATTTAATACTGCACAAACTAATTATACTCAACAAAACTTAGAACTAGAACGTTTAAGTGCACAGTCTGCAGCTAATCCAGATGATCCTTATTTAAAAGAACTTGTAGAAGCTAAAGGTAAAGAGGTATCTGATAGTTACGCAAGATTACAACAATTAACACCTCTCTATCAATCAACACAAAGAACAATTGAAGACGAGATGAAAGATCGTGCAACTGATCCTACATTACCTGAAGGTGCTAAACAACAGGCTACATTAATAGGTGCTCCTATGCAGGAAGAGCTTATTAAACAAACCAGTGGTCAAGTAACTGGCGCAGGTGGTGTAAGTTCTATAGCACAAGCCGATACGTATCTTGCACAAAATGTAGAGCAGCCTGATACAGCTAAGTATGAGGCAGATATTGCTTCAGATAAAGTTGCTGCAGCTACAGGTGCACTACAGGCTGCACAGACAGATGAAGATGATGCTCGTGCTAAAGTAACTGCAGCTATGACTACAGCAAGTATGGTAGGTGATCTTAATGCTGCACAAGGTACTGTAACTCTCATGGAGAATGAAGTACAACGTGAGATACAAGACGGTGAAATAATAACAGGTGCTTCTGCAGATGCAACTAAAGCAGCTAAGTTTACTGAACAGATTGACGCAGCAACTGCTACACCTTCAGAGAAAGCCACAGTACAAGGTCAGCTAGTTGGCCTTATGGAACAGTTTGAGGGTACAACTCCTCCTGTATGGGCTGCAGGGGCTGTACGTCTAGCTAATCAACAGATGGCTGCACGTGGTCTTAGTGCTTCATCAATGGCAGGACAGGCTGTTGTACAGGCAGCTATGGAATCAGCTATACCAATTGCACAGGCTGATGCATCTACAATTGCAACATTTGAACAACAAAACTTGTCAAATCGTCAGCAACGTGCTATGCTTGCAGCAGAACAACGTGCAGCATTTCTTGGGCAAGAGTTTGATCAAGACTTTCAATCACGTGTATTAAATGCTAGTATGGTTAGTGATATAGCTAATATGAACTTTACTGCTGATCAACAGGTACAGTTAGAAAATTCACGTATGGTACAGACAATGAACCTAGAAAATTTATCTAATCGTCAGGGTATGGTTCTTGCAGAGGCATCTGCATTAGCTAACTTAGACATGGGTAATTTAAACAACAGACAACAAACATCTGTACAAAATGCACAGAACTTTTTAAACATGGACTTAGCTAACCTGTCTAACGAACAACAAACTGGTATATTTAAAACACAAACAAATGTTAATGCTATGTTGACAGATCAAGCTGCTAGAAATGCATCAATGCAGTTTAATGCTCAATCAGAAAACCAAGCTAATCAGTTCTATGATAACTTAAACTCTACTATTAATATGCATAACTCTACACAGGCAAATGCTCAATCTAGATTTAATGCAGGTCAAGTAAATGAAGTAAACAAGTTTAATGCTCAGATGAAAAATGATCGTGAGCAGTTCAATGCTAAGAACCAATTAATTGTAGATCAGTCTAATGCTCAGTGGCGTAGAGAAATTGCAACACAAGATACTGCAGCTATTAATAGAGCAAACGAAATGAACGCATTGGCTACTCTTGACGTTTCTAATACGGCATACAACAACATGTGGAATATGTATTCAGATCAAATGTCATGGGCTGTAAGCAGCTACGAGTCAGAAGCAGAAAGATTAAATGCACTAGCATTAGAAACACTAAGACAAGAAGGTAGTGCTGCTGCTACTAAGTACGCAAATGATGCCAAAGCTTCTGGAGCTATAGGTTCTGCAATTGTAAGTTTACTTACTGCAGGTAAAGACTCAGTTCTAGGTGGTTTATTTTTCTAAGTAAGAGGTAGATATGATTACAAATCCTGCAAAAAATATGTATAGTAAAGCACTTTCTGATGTACGTAAAAAAAGTACTAAAAGTGTAGAGCCTGTAAAAAAGACAGGGCTATTACAAT